ATGTTGCGCTTCGGTCCCACCATCACTACCCGTACGTAGAGACGGATACATGGCGTGGCGGGCGATTGCATCAGCGTATAGGCCACCGCTTCGCAGGCCAGCCGGTAGAGCGTCCACTGCGCGCCCGGCGTTAGCAGGTTGACCCGCTCCGACACGTGGCCATCGAAGACGATGCCACATTCTTCCAGAGTTTCAGCGATCGCGCCGCTCCAGAGCGCTATAGGCAAGCCCAGACGCGGCCACTGCCACGGCGATGGAAGAAAACTTTCGTGCACCGTGGCCGTGAAGCGCTGGACCAGAAGCTGCAGCGTACGGAAGTAATGCAGCTCATTTTCCGGAAGGACGTCGCGGACGCGTTCGAGCAGGCGGCCGTAACCCTCCTTGATGTAGTCATGGGCCTGTCCCTGCATCTCCATGCCACGACGCAGCCGCAGCTCGCCCTGATAGATTTCGTGGCGCGCCGCTTGCCGGATCTGCACATGGTCGGTAGCCAGCTGCCGCTCCTGCTCATTGAGCCAGTTGATCTTCGCGCCCAGCGGCAGCAAGACCGTGAGAAAAATGGCCATAAAGTTCTGCGCGTTGATGACGCCTGGGTCGTACTGCGCCGGCATGCTCAGCATGATGCCGATGCTGGCGGCGGTGCCGCCTACCGCGGCGCCCTGCCAACCATAGCGCACAGCCATCCACGCCACCGGCAGAAACAGGGCCATGCGTGCACCTTGGCGCCACATGTCACCCGCCATGCCCGCGCCCATCGCCGTCAGCAATCCGACGCACGCCAGTCCGAGTACCACGCCTTCGAGCAATAGACGGCTGCGGCCCATCTGCCGAGCCAGGTCAGACCATGATTCAGACTGGCGAATGGCCTGGTGGATGGCCAGCGCCAGCGGTACCACCGTCAGGCAGCCGAGATAGTTTCCCAATAAATAGCGCGGCGCCCATAGCCGGATCAGGGCCGGGGCATTCTGTCCGGGCAGGAATGTCAGAGAGTATTGCCATGTGCCGTCGGCTGCTGTGAGCAATGCAAAGGCGAAGATGCAGCTCAGCAAAGCCACCATATGCTTGGCCGTGATCGATTCGAGTACCCGCTTGCCGGACACCGTGCCAGGCAGATGCGCACGCAGCGGCCATGTCGCCCACATGGCAAAAGCCGATATCGGAATCAGATGTAACAATGATCCGCTCCAGCCGTACTGGTCGAAACACGCATACGCGCCTGGGATCAATGCCACGACATTGGCGACCAGTAACGCCGGCCAGAAACGGCGAGGCAGCAGCAAGACACCGCCGAGCCAGATGCCGGCCTGGGGCATCCAGTGGGCGAAATAGGCCAACGAAACGCTGCGCACCAGCAGGTACGCGCCGCCAAACGCCACAGCAATCACTAGCTGCTGCAGCCAAGGCGTAAGCCCTATCCTCTTGAGCATGACGGTCTCCACTCCCTGAGTTGAACTGGTTATGCACCGGCCGTTCCATCAGCATGCGCTGAAAGTCCGTAAACGTCGTCATACCCCAGCACTTTAACTACATGGCGGCCTCTCTCCGTGTCAATGAGAAATAGTCTTAGTGCGATGCATGCGCGGCTTTCTACGCGAGGGTTACCTCGATGCGGGCTTTGGGGGCGGCCGATAGCACAGCGTTTCCTGGTCAGGGACGCTCGATGCTTTCTCGGTCACCTTAGTTTCAAGAGACTCTAGATCGGCTATCGATATCGCTTCGATTCGCTGCACCGCCGTACGCTGGATGACAAGTGTCGCGCCGTCACGGATCAAAGCGCAAAAATCGGACCCGCACAGGAGAAGCCGTGCTGTCGGGGACGCTTGCTTATCGAACTCGACACGCTTATCCCCTGCAAAACTTACCAGTGGACTTGTCTTGGCAATGGCTTGGCACTCTTCCTTCGCCTCTTGCTGGCCAAGTGCTATCCATGGAAGGACGAAGGTGGTCAGCAAAGCGGCAAGAACCATTATGAAAATACCGATAAATACAGGCGCGGTCAGTAACCACGTGGTCAATGCAACGAAATACTTCGCACGCAAAGGTGGTTTGGGTGTGACGTATTGACGTCGCTTCACCCATCGATGAAATCGCCGAAACCCTCTCCGTATGGCTTCAGATCCCGCCAAGAATCTGAGAAGGAGTCCTATGACTAGAACCGGTGCAATGGCATAAAGGTAGCGTGGATAATTTCTTAGAAAATGAGAACCGGCAGTACCGATGAGACGTGCATAGCTGTTCAATGCAAACCAATAGGCATCAGCAGCCGATATCGGAAATTGCGACGCATTGATACCGAATACATCGAGGTAGCTTTCGCGGTACATCCGTCCTTGACCATAGAAGGTCGCGAGTGCCATGGAGAACAAGGGCACTGTCAGCCACCATTTCGGCGGCTTCGGTGGCCATAATTTTTTCCGCTCGTCTGCCTTGCCTGAATAAGTTGTTGTGCCGCGTTCTGTCATGTCGTTCCTCGACTAGGCTGACGCCCTGGAGTCAATCCAAGACGGGGTTTCCCTTCGATCAATGCTTCGCGTTGGTGAGCTTCGTCTTGACGCCCGATTCGAGCAGAATGTATTCGCCCTTGCTCCCCCAGCGAGGCGATTGCGCGTCGAGCTTCATACACGGGCGACCACCGCAGGACGTTACGCCGACTTGGGCATACGCGGCTGCGGTATCGGCATCGACTTGCGCCGCCGCTGTTTGTGCGCGCGCATCGTCGTAGGCTTGCCTTTGAAGCCACAGCAGGAAGCTGCCACCGAGAATGAGCAAAATCATCGCCCCGACAATGGCCGCGTAGCCAGCCAAAATCTTGCGGTGCGCCGATGTTGAAACCGTCAGCGCGGCTTGCTGGAAAGCGCTTCCTGCAGCTTCCAACTTGGCGGTGGTCGTTGCGACCGCCTGATCGTATGTCTTGGCGCCTTGGCTCAGCGCCGAAGTCACACCGTGTTGGGCCGACTGCGCCACTTGGGTTCCCGAGCGATGCACCATCTGGCTGACATCGTTGCGCACGGCGGCAATGGTGTCTTGCAGCACATGCCCGGCTTTTTGTTGTTCTTGTATCGCCTCGGCAGACCGCTGTTCAAGTACCTGGACCAGCAGGGTGAGTTGCTTGGTCGTTTCGATGAGAGCCGACAATTCGCTGTTCATGTATCCCTCCATAGATCGATAAATCGTTGAATCGGTTTTCGCAGCAGCACCCACTTCTTGTTCAGCCTGCAAGGCTAAGGTAGATTCAAGTCGACACCATTGACAAGATAGAGGGATAGTTTCATGGACGAGACCGTAAAGAGCGATCCGATTTATACCGACAAGGACAGCTTTGGACCGAATGAGCGCCTGCAGCTGTCACGCGTCGAACAGCACAAGCTTACGCGCCATTTTGCGGCCTCCGATGTATTTGCCCGATGCTTGATCGCGCTGGCATGCACCACGTCATTCATCAGTCCCTGCATGGCGGCCGATGCGCCAGCACTGCAAGCGCCGGTACCCGAGGAAGTCCAAGCATTGGTGCCGGCTGGCATGAAGCTCATCTATTTCAGAGCCGATAACGGTCGAACCGAAGGATCAGATGCTGTCGCGATTTTGGATCATACGAACAAACCGGCTGATCCCAACATGAGCACCGGGCCGCGGCCGTTGATCATGCTGCGCAAGACGGGCGGCGTCTATAAGGAGGAGGCACGCAATGACCATGTCATCGCTTGCTCGAGTTGCGGCGAGGATATGGACGATCCATTTACGCCAGGAGGCATCGAGCTGACTCCGAACCATCTTGTCATCGAACAGGATCATGGCTCAGCTTCTTCGGCTGTTTACAAATTCGTGCGCGATCCGAAGAGCGAACAATGGATAGTTACGAGCGCTGTAAACACTCTTGCCAAACAATCTCTGACAGGGGGTGGATTTAACAAAACGCCCACTCGATTGAAATTGCCTACCCCGCCCTTGCTGACTAATTTCGACCCCGGTTGGCGGACGCCGCAGTTTTGGAAGGCGGTGGTGGTAAACGATAAAACGCATGATTTTTCATTCGTTGGCAATCAGTCTGATGAGAAAGCCTTGGATGAAAGCGTTAAAGATGAATGTCAGAAAAGTGGCATATGTCACGTCTTAGTAAAGCAGCTTAACGGGTGCGTGGCCTTGGTCAAAGATCAGTCCGGGAGTTTTTATGGAGGATCATCTAGTGCCAAAGGAAATGCAGAGAAAGAGGCAAAGACCAATGCTTTAAACGAATGCAAGAGCCGTGGCGCTGGTTCATGCGAAGCCGTTAGAAGCGATTGCAGTCAGAATTCCGAATAATATAAAGGTATCTATTCACTTTTGATTCTTCAAAAATAGGACACTTTGAAATGGTAGACGACGTTGATAGTCAAGGAAATAAGACGATATCCAAGCTGGTAGCCACGGACGATAAGACGCGCACCTATGAACTGTCTGACAATACTTATGAAGAACGGGTTAACGGCTCTGCGTCATGGAGACATAATAATCCCGGAAATTTGAAGATGGAATATGCACATAGTGCAGATCCAACAGTTCACTCTCATCGAAGCAAAGAAGATGCATTAGCTAGTGCAGTATCTAAATATCCGGGAACGGTTGATTTAGATCAACGCGGAAATGTGATATTTGATAGTTATGATCACGGGCGAGATGCTCAGATCAAATTTATCAAGAAAGATGGCGATGGTAAAACGGTGGCTCAAATGCTTGGCGATTATTCCAAGCCAGATTATTCCGGGCCAACACATCATCAAGCGCAAGAAGCCACTATTTACGCCGTCGGCGATAAAGCGGGTGTTGATCTACGAACCAAAACAATTGACAAGATGAGCGATGCAGAAATAAGCGCGCTTGCTGATGGAATTAGCAAATTTGAAGGTTATACCAAAGGTCAGACCAACGCTCTGACTCCCGAACAAGCAGCTGAACGTCAGACGCGGGCGCAGCAAGGCATACACGACGCCCCCGCTCACGACGCTGGTCATCCTCATACGCTCAAACATGGCGACAAGGGCGCAGAAGTAGGCGCTGTCCAGCAACAGTTGCACGACCTGGGTTACCACGATTCACGAGGTAACCTGATCGGCGTGGACAATCATTTCGGCCCTACAACCGAAGCGGCGGTGAAGGCTTTTCAAACCGATCACGGACTCAAGCCAGACGGCGTGGCCGGACCGGCCACCCAGCAGCAACTGCATTCCGCTGCGCAGAGCAACCAACTCAACGATCCAGGCATCTCGTCATCGCTCACACAAAAGCTGGATCAGCCCGGCGTAAAAACCGGCGACCCCCACATGGATAAGCTACTGGCGAGCATGAACGATCCCGTGGCTTTCAAGCAGGCCATGACGGATCTGAGCAGCTCGCCATACGGTCAAGCCTTTCATGCAGAAGGGCGTGCGCAGCATGCAGAGATGCAAAACCAGCAGGTGCAAGCCCAAGTGACTCAGCAACAAGTCCAGCAACAGGCGCAGCCTCAACCTCAAGTCCAGACTGGGCCCGTGATGACGCGCTAGGCAGGTACCGGAGCCACGGGTCCGTCTATTAGGTAGTTAGCCACTTTAGGAGAGTTCGCTGTGGAGTCGAATAAAACCTTTGCGGTATGCATCGACGAGATAAGGCAGAACTTCGTCTTTGGGGACACATTTTCTGGTAGTTACATCAAATCCGTAACGATGTCAGATGGGTCTTTGCGTGAGATCGCTCTTAGCCCCATGATGAAAAATGGCGATCTTGTCGTGGAGCTCAAGGACGGGAAGCACGTAAGCTACATGGGACCAAACGGCACTACGACAAATGGCAAGCTCATGGTTAGTCTTACAGAGATAGACGTGCTCACCAACGAGTCCGCGTCATCCTCTCAGTGACTCAGCTGCGCCGAGAGCGCTCACGGGTGGCTAACAAATCGTCCAAGGCGGACGGCTTCGCCGTTACTTAACTCCTATGTTAGCGCTCATATGAACTATCAAAACCGCTTAAAGGGAGCAGTCACACAATCACTTGTGCGCTCACTTTTCGCTCAAGCCGGGTTGACCATCGTGCCACTTGGTATTGAGGAGACGATTCGGGAGGTCGCTGAGCTCCCGCTAACTAAATACCTAGGCTTGAACCTTCCTCTAGCACTTCGTAAGTTGCCTGACTTTTTTGCTACTGATAGAGATAGGACTACGCACTGGCTTGTAGAAGTGAAGTACCGGCGTGAATGGAACGATGCAACTCGGGACGAACTTGAACAATCTTTGAGCGAGCAAGTCTCTACTTGGAGCCCATTAGTTGTATTCATCTTTGTCGGAGAGACGCCCTCTCGATTTGTCCAGCCAAGCTCTTGGGTTCGAGCCGCCCAGGTCAAGATGGACAACGGGACTCTAAAGTTCAAACATTGTGAAAACGGCACGTACGTGCCGTGGAGCCAAGCCAATTTCATCAATCTTCAGCGCGTCCAAGATGTATTCCCTCAACTCAATAACTCTGAATTGTGGGCGTCGTCTGCGCTCGACTTGACCATCGAGATTTCTCGTGGTCTAACTCGGATATGAGCGCTCATGTCGAGAGGTCGCCGTATACCGAAGTCTAGTCATCGTCGTTCGCGAACCGTGGCTACCTACCGGCTGAGCTGATCAATCAGCACATCGCGGATCATGTCGCGGTCACCGGCAGCGAAACCGAGCAGGCGTCGACGCGGATAACGTACACGCGGGCCATGCTTCACCACGCGATCCCCGCCACCCTCCTGGTGCACGCTCGCGATTTGCCCGGCCCGGCCGGTGAACTCGACGCTGGCGATGGCATCGGTCGCCTTGGCCTTGAGGTATTTGGCGGTGCGCAATTTGGTAAACATGGCGTCGCGCTTAATACGGCCTTGTTTGCCACGCAGCTTTTTCCGTGCCTTGCGTGGTACGAACGCAGCGCCATCGGGATTCCTCTGCGCCGCGATGCGCTGCTGCTGGCTGTGACGCAATGCGCGGCTGATGGTCAGGGCGATCGCGCGTCGGCTGGCCGGTGCGAGCTTGAGTAGCAGGCCGGCGGCCCAGTCCTCGAGCAGGACGAGATCGTCGCTCATGCCGGTGGCACGTCCCAGCGTGCGATCAACTGCTCGCGCAGGTAGACCTCCCAATGCTCGGCGGTGAGCTTGGCCTCGGGTTGCGGCTCGTCGGCGATGCTGATGTCTAATTTGCCGCTGCCAAGGTCCTTGACGATGACGCGCTCGGTGAGTTGCAGCTTGATGCTGAGGTCGACCTTGTCGTGGTCGATGATGTCGGCCTCATAGGTGATGCCGCTTTGGCGCTTGTCGACGTTGTCGAGCAGCTCGGACTGGTGGACACGCAGCCAGATCAGGATAGCCACCCATACGACGAGCGGATCACCGGCGAAGTCGGTGAGGATCAGGTTGAGCGTGTACGCAGTTTCATAGCTAAGGCCGGGCGCGTAGGTGCTGTGCAGAGCGCCGGCATCGATGAAGACCAGCAACCGCTCGGGATCGCGAGCGAGATCCGGCAGCGCGGCAACGAGGGCCGCGCGTAGGCTGGCGGGCTTCTTCATGGCCTGGCACCGGGCGCGGTGTTGATGCGCACCCAGTCCTGTAGCGCGTTCAGCTGAGCGGCGGTGGCGTGGCAGGCGGTGTAGTTGTCGATGACGGTGCTGGCGACGGTAGAGAGTGCAAGGCCGCTGGGTTGCGCATCAGCAGCTCCGGGGGTGCCGGGCAATACGTCCGTAGCGGCAGCGTCGTGCACGCGGGCAAAGCCAACAGGCACGAGGCAACGAGCATCCGCTTGGGCAGTGACATAGACGGGGATCTCCTTGGTGAGGGTGGCGCCGATGTCGTGTACGACCTGCACGCGATCGACGTACTGCACAACGATGTGGTCGCTGGCTTGTTTCTGTTCGAGCTGGCCCTGTAGGGTGCGGGCGGCGGCCTCGGCGGCAGTGGCTCGCGCTTCGGCGGCGGTGATGCGGTAGTGGGTGATCCACCCGTAGAGGCACAACGCGGTGATCAGTGCGACGCCGAACAGGATCTGGCGCAGCAGGGTCATGCGGCCTCCGCGGTCGCACTGAGCGCGGCGCTATGGCGCGCGTACGCGCTGGCCAGCTTGGCGTCATAGAGGTTCGCCGCGTAGGCCGGGCCGTTGTAGAGCTTGGCGAACGCGGCCCACCGGCGCGCGCGCAAGGCCTTGAGCAGATCCGCATCCAGCTGGACGAAGCGGACGAAGGCGACCAGGTGCTCACCCTCGCCCTTGCCGAACGCAGTGGCCATTGCAACTGCACTGGCGTAACCGAGCGCGGTGGCATGGTAGCCCATGATCTGGAAGCGGCCCCAACTGCAGGCGGCAGTGGCGGCTTCCGGGTGGATGGCGACGGCCTGCGCGAGGCGTGCGTATTCCGCGGCGTTGCCGACGTAGCCGCCGCGCTGCTGCGACAGGATCGACGCCGGCAGTGCAACGGTCGTCGGATCGATGCCTGCCGCTACCAGCTGCTGCCAGAACACATGCCGCTCGAACAGGATCACCACGCGACCATCGGACAGGAAACCACCACGCGGGCTTTCGACCTCGATCACGGCATTGATGGCGGCCGACTCGCAGTCGAGTGTGACAGCCGCGGTGTCGATGTCGTTCTGGGTGAGTGCGAGCGGATCGATGGTGCCGGTCAATGCGGCCTGTGTGCGCGGGCCGGCGATGCCGTCGACGACCTGGCCATGGCTGCGCTGGAACGCGCGTACTGCCACCTCGGTGGCGGCGCCGTACCAGCCGTCGATGGTGAGCGGCTGACCCGCGCGGACCAGCCGCGTCTGCAGCACGGTGACGTCGCTGCCGTGGTCACCGACGCGCAGGCTGTTGGGGTTGTTCATCGTGTTGGGTCCGTAGGATGGCGGCGACGTTGCCGCGGGCGGTGAGGCTGAGCACGCACAGCACCAGGGCAATGCCGAGGTCGCCGAGGTGGATGTCACCGGGTGGGTACTGGCCGAGCGCGATGCCTAGCGCCGTGCTGCCGGTGGAGACGATCAGCAGCCACGCGGCGATGCTGACGATGGGTCGGTAGCGGGCACCCTCGCGGCGGTAGAGGAAAAGGCGCACGCCGGTGATGGCGTTGGTGGCGAACAGCAGCAGGGCAATCAGGTGATCCATTACGGACCTCCGCGGCGCAGCAGATTGCTGATCCATGCCGTGAGGTCGATCGTCTTGATGCGCTCGATCAGCTGGACGGTGAGGGCAATGACGATGGCGGCGGCGATGAAGGACGCGACGCCGGATTCCTGCAAAGGAATCTGCCGCATGAGTAGCGGTGCAGCGAGATAACCCATGATCCAGCTGATGCCGAAGTAGGCCAGCCGCGAGCGCATGGACACCTCACGCGCATGCAGCGCCATCAGCGCGGCACCGGCAAAGGCGCCGATGATGGCGTTGCCGTCGATGCCGGGAATGAGCGTGGTGATGCTGACGCCGGTGGCGACGAGGGCGATGGAGCTGGTGGTGGTCGGTTCGGCCATCGGTGGTCCCCTGTCAGTGCCAGAGCTGCACCAGCGCGGTCTGCGACTGCGTGGCCTGTACGGTGTCGGGCAGGTTGACGACGGTGCCCAGCGGCAACACGACGCCGAGATCGGCGAGGCCGGGATTGGCGGCGAGTGCCGCCTCGGTGACGCCCTCGGTGCGACCCAGTACGCGCCAGCACAGCGCATCCAAGGTTTCGCCCTGGTTGGCGCGCACGATCACAACAACTCCACATCCGCACGCGGGCGGCCGAGCATGTCGCGGATGGCGTAGCGCACGTTGCGGCGGTAGTCGTCGATGGTGGGATCGAGTGTGTCGGCGCGCACGTGGCCGGCGTGCGTGGTGTCGACATCGCGGTAGCGCTCGATCAGTTCGGCCTGCGCGCTGGCGTAGACAGCGCGGCGATACAACCGCACCAGGCGCGAGGTGCCGGCGATGATCTTGCTGGGCACGTTGTCGAGCGTGGCGCGACCAAGATCAACCTGCTGCTGTTGCCAGGCGTCGAGCTGATCCTCGACGGCGGACATGGCCAGCGCGATGCACTCGGTGAGGCGCTCATTGGTGACGGTGCCATCCACGCGCATCACGGCACGTGCCTCGGTGAGGTCGATCGACGGATACCAGTCGCCAGAACGCAGGGGATCGGGCGCGGTAGTAGGCGCGGTGGCGACGAGACCGGACATCATGACCTCACAGGGGTGCGGTTCGGAATAGGTGCGGCGGTGATCGGTGGTGCATCGGGTGGGAGAGAGGTCACACGATGTCCACCGAGCCGCCGCGGTGCTCGGGGCGAGCTCAGGTGGCGACCGGCGTCGACAGAGCCCGCTGCTTTTGCAGCTTGGTGATCTCCGTCTTGATGCCCAGTCGCGCGTTCAGTTGCAGCGCACGCTGCAGATGGTCGAGTGCCTGCGCGGGCGATGCATCGCGCAGGGCCAGGCCGATGGCCTTGTGGAGTTTGGCGCGCACCTCATCCGGCATGTCGCGCCCTTCGGTGAGTTGGCCCACTTGCAGCAGCTGGGATGCGGTGACGTTGCCGCCATTGGCCAGACCAGCACGCTCGGCGATTTCCTCCACCACCAGGGTGGCGAGGTCGCGCTGGTAGTGCTCGGGCAGCTTGAGGTTATGCGTGAGCATGTGCGTGGCCATGACCAGCGCGCCGTGGATGTCGCCGGTGTCGATGCGCCAGACCATAACGGTGGCGAAGACGTCGTCCTGCACCGGCTGATCGGCCTGCAGCACGCCGTCGATCCATGCCGCGTACTCCGGCAGGCGTAAGCGCTTGACCTCGATCTTCTGCGCGATCGACTGGATGCCTTTGAGGGCGCGCTTGTCCTCGGCGAGCTTGGCCAGCATCAGCGCGTAGGCGCTGCCAATGGCGACGGCGCCATGCTCGGCATCGGCGACTACGGTCTGGGACATCGCGGCGGCGATGCGCTGGCGGTGCTGTTGGGCGGGTGACGGCATGGCGATGCTCTCTCGCGGTATCGGCGGGGCACCGTCGGCTGGCTCTCCAGCCGACGGGCTTCGCTGTGGGGGAGGGGTTCGGTGATTACGAGACGACGATGTTTTCGACGAACGCTGTCAGCAGGTAGTTCTCGACCACGTAGGCGTCGTTGCTGGATTCGTAGTTCTCGATACGATCGCGCTTGGCGTTGTCCACCAGTTGCCGGCGACGTGCGCCTTCCTGCGAGTAGATGGACAGGTTGTCGAGCGTGGTGATCAGCATCGCGTTCTTCGGGAAGAACGGCACGCGCACCGCCTTGAGGCCGCCGATCTGTTT